CGGGAAAGACTACTACTTCGTTTTTGATAGATGCTGCCAGAGGAATACTCTGATCTACTTTATCGAGACTTGTAGCATAAGCAAAACCGTTTCTAGATGTTCTAGTTACGGCACTCATATTTATAGGAGAAGAGAATCCAAAAACAGATGCTACTGATCCTACTATATCAGCCGCCCAACTCACAGTACTTGCGTACATTCCTATATAAGGAATGACTGATAGTATATTAGCTGCTTGCGACACTTTAGCTGCAGCTCCACTAATGGGTCCTACTCCTGCACTGTCTGCTTCTTTTTCAGTATTAGATTTTTTAACCTTTGACTTTGTAAAATTAGCTTGAGTTAACGAAGAAGGAATGGTTTGTCCTATCAATTCGACATCTTCCAAATGTACCCATAGAGTGTATTTGGCGTCGATTGAACCGACTACTGCCTCTAGAGATTTGTAAGGAAAAATACGTACACTGTACCAAACTGGTTGAGCATTAGCATAATCAATAAGTTGAAGTGGGTAATAGTCGTTATATGCAGCATACGGTAATCTAAGAACACAAGCCTTTTCTGTATTGATATCTATCTCTACGTGAGGAATTTGTGTACGCTGTACAAGTGAAGCTGATAAGAGATTCGTATTCTCTGTCAATTTAGTTGACGCACCTGCTCCGCCGCAAGGAATTGCAGAAAGCATATACCTACCTTGCTGAAATCTTTCTGCGTTAACTTGTAAAGTTAAGACAACAGTGGCCCTAATGCCAAGATACCCTTTCACTTTTTCATAGTAAATTGGATCCCTAAGCATATCTGTAGGTAATAAATAAGTTGGGAAGGATGTTGATACGTCACTTCCAGTAAAGGAACCAGAAGCCAACTTCTTAGGTTTACCAAGAAATTTAGCTATTGACTCCGAAACTTTGTCTGTACTAGCTGCGAAATACAACGAAGATATAGTACTGGGGGCAGGTGGGACTGCGGAAACAACTTCTGTGTCAGGGACAACGAAGTTGGTGGTTGTCATTTTTTCTTGAGCTGACATTTGCTCTGGAAGATTGGTGTGTTCTGCTGGTGATTTGATTTAAGCAAAACAAGTCCACCCTGACTTGAATCGCCGAGGAGGGTCTCTGGATTATTCATCCATCCTGAGAAGTAAATTGGTTTTTCCAATTAGATGTTTAATGTGATAAGCGCTCAGAAAGCATTTTTAGCCTCCTTTGATAATAACTTTCTGCCGTAAATCATGATCACAAGTTGTGTCCTAACCATTATTATAGCCTGTAGGACTGTACAGGCATGGCTTACTTAGAACTCCACAACAAAAGGCTCACTGTTATAAACAGATTCCCTCCACTTGTGGTGATCCCAGGTAGCTCCAACAAAATCTTTGATCTTTGCATTTCGAATGGCTTTTCGCATTAGGGGTGCATAAGTATCAAATATTTCTTTTTTGTGCAAGCTTAACTCTCTAAAATAAAATTTTACAGTGTCGCGCGTTATCTTATGATAATAATCGCCTTTCTTACTCCACAAGGGTGTGTTGGTGATAGTTTCAAGTGATAATGCAGCATGTACTTCATCGTTTTCTAGATTAAAACTTCTTTTAAGGAATGTTGCTTCAGTTATATGTACGTAACTGATTTCTTGATCTTTTTTATCCGCTGTAACTGTGTATCCTCTTTCTAGCATACATCTAGTTATGCCTTCAGCTGTAAAATACGGCTTAATCATATCATGAGTAGATAAAATTACGTCGTCTCCTTGCACTATAGATTCAACTAGTATATGATAGGGATGTTTTTCAGTTATATCGGACGGAACCAATTGAAAATAACAATATCGCAAATTGAGTTGGTTAATTATTCCATTAATCAGTAGTGTTAATATAGACCCGGAAGGTAAACTTCCAATCCACTCCATCACTTCAGAAAACACGAGATGTCGAGAATTCGTAACTTCAATGTATACAGTAGCTCTACCAACGTCGTAATCATCCATACCATGATATCGATACCAAGATTGTAGTATATATAAAGCATCTTTCAAAGTAGTGAGAGTGTGACTAGAGTCATATTTAGCATAGTCGATACATAGCACATACGTAGTCTGTATACTCGGTGAGAATCTCGCTAATAACATAGCTAATTTTTTCCATTGTTCGGAGTATGGATTCACTGTAGTGGCGAACCCCTTTTCCAAACAGTCTTTCGAAAAGAATTCAATAGCTTTACCGAACAATCGTTTAGTCAATAACGCTAAAAACATACATGCTCCTGAAAACATCCTAGATTCACCTGAATCTCTCTTTTTAAGACTTACTAAAGCGTCTTTTAAATTATCAGTATACAAATACTCTAATCTTTCCCCTTTATTAGCACATTGAAGTCGATAAGACATTTCTTCTTCAAATTCTTTCCAGTGAGGATTAGATTCATTACGGATTGCCCCTTCTCCTAAAAGATTGGACTTGTATCTAGGGTGCGTATATTTGAGAGGTGCTCCAGCGCTAGTACCCGAGGGGAGTGCGCTGTATAATGGATTATTACTGCTGCCATATATTGCTTCTTCTAATGTCAAAAGTTCGGTATCTATGTTCCATGATTTGGAACAATAATAGTCGACACAATCCATGACTGCTAGACTATTAATGCACGCATCTATATTAGTAACACGAGGGTAATAATGAGCTATTGCTATTTTATAAGG